ATAAATGTCACCAACGAACTCATTTCTATCAATTATTTCTGCTGTGTTGTTAGTTTCGTCGCAAACAACTCTGTAATCAAAAATACCACGACGACCTTGTACTTCTCTCAAAAATGGCTCTACCAAGGATACAAACTGTGAACGTGTAAACTCATCATTGAACTCGAACAATGAATACTTAGCAGCTGTAGCAATAGCTTTCTCAAGAACAATAAACAAACGACGCACATTGATACGATCGAATGCGCTAGGCTTAGTCAACATTGTCTTATCACCAAACAATACTGTTCCTTCGCCAGGGAATGATACGACAGGATTGATACCAGCCTTATAAAGCTCATCTCTATCAGTCTTAGTTGGATTCCATGATAGCTTGATAACGTTCTTGATTTGACCACGATTCAAACCAGCTGGTGAGAACCAAGGATCGCGAGTAGAATCAGTTCTTACACAAAGACCTGCAATATCAGCATTCAATGGGATCCAGCGATAAGCGTTGTTATACTTATCAAACATATACTTCCATGCTGAATCGAATACAGCGTAAGAAGTTGAACGATTGATATTTGTATTTTTCTGTGTCTTAATGTCTGTTACTTCGTCACCAGGATTATTGACAACATTAGCTGATGCAGGAGAAAGGAACACGACGCAATCTTTTCTTAGTTCAGCAACATTGTCGATTACATATGCACCAACAGTTGCTGATGCATCACCAGTTACTAACAAAGAAACATCAACTGCATCACTCTTGAACAAATCCCAACCAATTTGCTTATTACCATCAGTTGCAGCAGTATATGCACCACCAGTCAATGTGGTACCATTAGCAAGAGCAGCTGAAAAACCATTGATACCGCTGAAAGTCACACCATTAGTTGCTGATGTACCCCAATTAGTTGTATTAGCAGGATGTGCCAACCAACGAACCCAATTTGATTTTTCTGCAAGAACATCAACATAGAAGTTCGAAGAACCATCAGAATTCTTAGCGTCAGCTGCAACAGAAACATATGAGAATGTTTCAAGAACAGCACCAGCTGCATTAGTGCCTGCTGGTGTACCTGCAGAAGCAATATCACCCTTAGCATCAACAACAACGATATGCATTTCGTCGTTCGTTGCACCACGAGTTTCAGCATATTCAGATGTACCTGGAGCTGAATCGAAAAATGACTGATATGCCCAATTAGTGAACAAGCTTGTGTTAGCAGCATGCAAAAATGCTACCTTTACAGAGTTGCCCAATGTACCCGGATGTTTTGCAGCAAAACCAATTTCTGCAGTGGTGTTACCCCAAGCAGTATTTGTTGTCGTTGATGAACGATAGTTATTGAACCAAACTTCATCGTTTTGAATCAACACACCACCGCCATTCGATGTTGCATTTTTCGAGCTTGCATTGATTGCGCGAACAACTTTTAAGTTATTACCATATGCCAAAAAGCTTGCAGCAGTCATAAATGATAGGTAGTTGTCATTTGTTGGTTTGCTGAATACAGCTGCCAATGTGTTCTCGCTGTTGATCGTCACCACTGTGTTTGCTGGGCCCCATGAAAAATCGCCAACGAAACCACCAGCTGTGGTGGAAATGACAGGAATAACAGTCGTTAGATCGATTTCTGTGGTAACTACACCAGGACTAAGTTGAAAAGCCATCGTCTACTCCTTTCAGAAGTGAATATGTTGTTGTTACTTTATCATATTATTTATGATTTTCATTACTTTCACAGTTATCTGTTAAGTTTACCTGTCCAATCATATTCAAAACTATCCAAAGGAGATTTTATTCTGCGCTCTTCTAACCATGTTCTAGTCAAATCGTCCATTTGCTCAACATCATTTATACCATCATCAATATCACCAAATGGTACAAGATCTTCTTGCATAATATTTAGTTGCTCCTGTTGCAATATAGTTCTTATATCGTTCGTCAAACCTTCTCTAAAATGCCTCTGTGCGATAAACCATGCAAATATAACCAATGTCATTGCCAAATCATCGTGACTACCCTCTTCGGCAGAAAATGATTCTTTCTGTGCAACAAATGTCATCAGTTCCATAATCGTATCAGAATCCATAACTAACAACTTATCCGACTCGATCAATGTCTTCAAGTTAGAACAACCAATGCGTTTAGTGGCTATAGATGTTTTCACACCCAACTGAACCTTCTTAGTATGCCCCAAAGACATCTGTTGTCCCTGTCTTGGTTTCGATGTGATCTTTACCAAGTTATCATATTCAAGTTCATGATGCATAATGTCGGATATTTGCTGACCAATATCATTGATCTCAATTAAAACATATGCAGTATTGTAGTATGTTGCTATATTGAACAATAATGTAGGAAACAATAATGGAGATAAGTTTTTATCTCTAAATCGAGCTACCTGTTTATATGGTGCATTGGTGACATCAATAATCGAATAAGCTGAATAATCTAAACCCTGACCTCTGGAAACGTCAACTGTAATGACATATGTGTGTCCTCTTTGAGGTTCTTCGTATATGCTCAATTGACCATCTGTTCTTATTGGACTGTTGAATACAAGAGTTTTTAGTTTAGCACCAGAAATCAATGTATTTGATGAACCTAAAAACTCAGTTTCAAACTCAACTCTGAATTGATCAATACTTGTATTTCTGATAGTTTCTTTTTTCCATTTCTCATCACGACCAGGTACCTCAGACCAATGCACTTCAAGAGGAACATAATTGCTTCGTTTATTCGTAGCATCAGACCACATACGATAATAATGATTGAGTCCATTGGGTGTCGAAACAATAAGAACTTGTGAGCTTTTACCTGAAGTAATAGTCGGGTAAACAGAATTGAAAAATTGATCAGCTTGACTATTTGGTACGAATGCATATTCATCTAGAAACAAAATATTATATGAACCGCCTCTAATAGCACTGGATGAAGTGGATGCAGCAATAACCTTAGATCCATTTTCTAGTTCAATATTACCTTTATTCCATGTATTAATACCTTGCTGCAACCATAAAGGTAGATTTTCGTATGCTAACTGCAAACGACCCAGTAGTTCGCGCGCAGTTGACCCTTTATTTGCCAACATTGCTATACTAGTGTTATCTCTAAAAACGATTTGATGTAACAAATAAGATATTACTGTTGTCGAATTATGTGATAATATACCGTTAGTGTAGAATCTTTGGTTTTGTGATCCAATTGACAAATCAAACATATTTTCTTTAGTGTGCAAACTCTCACATTCTTTGACCAAACTTATACCATTTACAGTTCGAACTAGAGTTTTGTTTGGAATACAATTTTTGACATATATTTCTTCGAATTCGTGATCAAACAATATATGGTCGTCTGCACAAAAAAGTGTTTCTCCAGAATCAAGAGTTATTTTCCATTTATCATAAGGTACTGTTTTATGTAGATATTCGATCTTTTCAAAACCAGTATCTGTGAAAACTGAGTGTTGATTTATGTTGTATGATTCGATGAACTTTCTGTTAACGGTGTCTGACAATTTAGAAATATTAGACACTCTTGTAGAACTTTTTGAGGATTGGTTCTGTAATCGATCTATTTCAATTTCAAAAGTATTCTTGATCGATTTCTCTCGCACCAACTCATAAAAATTTCCTATTGTTATATCAAAGATCTCACCAGTAATGTTGTCTCTGATCTTTACAATAGTATTTATATGAACACATTTTCCACTCTGACGCCCAGTCTTACATATAACAAATCTATTTTTGTGAAATGTTTGCAACATTTTTTTTTGGAAGTCCCACATTTTGAATGGGACAAGGCCTAAATCCAAATTGACAATTTTGATATAGTTTAATGCAAAATACAATGGATCTTCAGAACATTTCATATACTCTTTGATTTGTTCTTGTGTCCACTCTATTTTTATTCCAGCTTTTTTGAGATTTGGATTAGCATTATAACCACCTGCTATATCATTCACTTTGAATCTCCTCTCTGGTTTTCCTTAGAAGCTTCTGTAAATCAGCAGTTGATCCTACAAATACAGCATTTTGTACAGTAACACCACCAGTTGATTTGCTTTTATCTTCATCCAAAGACTTCATTCGTATTTGTAACTCGACGAGTTCCTTAGTGACATCTGATATATTTTTAATCATATTAGCAACAACTTCGTATGCTCTTGGACTTTCGCTTTGTTTTGCTACGAATAACAGATCATCTAGTGCTTCTTCACCTTTTTTGACCAAACTGCGAATAGTTGATCGGCTCAAATCATAATCTGATTGAGCGTCATTTATTGGTTCGATTATTATTTCTTGGTTTTTTGAAGGTTCTATATTCAGTATTTCACTCAATTTATCATCAATTTTGCTCATTCTATAATCCTAAAGTATCAGGGAATTCAGTTATCACCTCTGTAAATCCGAAGTCGCTATTAACATTTGCATTGGCTGGATCTGGTGTTACAGTTCCAATGATCAGTTTGATATTTGAAACATATGAAGAAGAAACATTATGTGTCGCACCAGTTTCAATACCGATGATCTCATTATTGGCTAAGAATGCACCAGAACCACTTTTATTGCCATACACATCACGAACATATAGTTTTCTATTTGTGGTATCATGTTCAACCACAATGGCTTTAGCCTCAGCAAACTCTAATGATGCTCCAGCGTAGGCTAACTCGCCTGGTTTATATGTACTGAATCCATTAGACATAAGGTTTAGCACATATATTTCATTTCCTAATACACCACCACCGCCTGATGCACTTCCGATTGAATATGAACCGTAGATGTTTGTATTGGCTTTGTTAATGATTTTGGTATCTGAAATGGGCCCGAATAAAAACGCTTTAATAGTAAACGATAGATCAAAAATGACAACACGAGTATCATCTTGATCATGCGGTCCATCATAATCAACAGTGTAACCTACAGAGTTCAATAATATGGGCACATCTTTTTTCACACCCATTGTGCTCACGAGATCAAGTGTCAAGGTATAATCTGGATTAAATATTGGCAATATTTGCTCGACTATTTGCCAACCATCTTCAATGTTACGAACATAGATTGATAAAGAAAATTCGTAGTTATATGGAACTCCAACATACTGTGTTTTAGTTGTTGTGTTAGTGGCTGTTGCTAGGTTGACATTACGAATCATACTATTTTGTTTTCTAGTTGGATCATATTCAAGACCAACTATCTCGAAAGATATTCTTGGTAAAGAGATCTGTATACTTTTCAAAAGATCAGGGTCTTGTTTGATTCGCGAGTAAAGCTTTTCTTTTTGTGCATAAACAATAGGAACAAGCATTCTTTCTAGCTCGGTGGTTCCTGCTTTGTTATATCTTACCAATGTTATTTCATTGAACAATGAACCAAATGCAACAACTATTTTCCTAGTTATACGATGATAGAAATGTGAACCAAATATACCTGATGACATTATGGTTCTCCGAATGGATTGGACTCAGAAAAATCTATCACACTATTCGCATCAGTTTGTATTTCAAGATTGTTAGTCAATTCATCTGATACACCGTCAAAGTTTTGTCTATCAAAAGTAGTCAATGTAAAGTGTGCATTAGATTCAGAACCTTTAATCGTATTAGCTGACAAAAATGTTCCTTTGATGTTGATCAACTGCAATGTATTATTAGCCGGAAACCATTCTTTCACTATGGCTCTTGATGTGGCTGTAGCCAATGTAGAACCCTGGAACGCTATTTCGCCTTGTTTATATGCACCAGTACCACCAGCAGTCATTGCCATGTTTTGTGTGTATGAATATTCGCGACCAACCTCGTCGATTTCTTCAACACCTGTATTGAATCTTTCGTTTGAGAACTTATACAATTCCATGCTCAATTCATAATAGTAAAACAAAGGTGGGCGGCGACCTAATGTATAGAAGTTTCTTTCTTCTTCAACATACTTGATTTCATACATATTTGCTAATGCTGGAATGTACAATAAGTCGCCTTCACGAGGGCGAGGATATGTTGCCTTCGGTACATATTTTTCATATGTTCTGCGGGCTACAACAACTCTCAATGAGTCTCTGATTTCTAATCCAAACTTGCTGAAAAACTCACCAGGGCCTTCGAAACCAGTTACTGATTGAATATACATTTCCAATGAATAGGCTGCATCATATGTTTTTACTGGATCTTCACCATAGATCAAGTCTTCTTGGCTCAATGATTTACGAGGTACATAATAGCAATCAACACCATATTGCTTGATTGATTCAATAATAAGGTCTTCTACAAGTAGCTGTTCACCGGTGATGACACCAGGAAAATTGTTGAAGTAGTGATTGACTGCCATTTACGCTCTCATCCGATACTGAATTCCGGCGGTAATTCGTATTTATCCTGCATTTCTTGTTCTAGTTTTTGTATTTCGGCATCAGCCTCATCATATATTTGTTGTCCATTCAGCTGCACACCACCAGGCAATTGAATACCACCAAACTTCTTTAGATTCATACCCCATTGTTTTTTGATTAATGCTGTTGAGTACATTTTGACCCAACGATCATTATAGACATCGGTATATGAGTTTGGATCAATGATTTTATATGCTTCAATGACGAGGTATTCACCAGCTAATATATCTGTTCCCCATTGAAAATCTATGTACAGTCTATTTTGATGACGGTTGAATCGTACTGGTTGTTCACCAGAGAACAGCATATCCAGAGTACGAAGATGTTGTTGAGTTAGGACGAAATTGACATATGATGTTGATGTGAAGTCATAGAGTTCATGGAGGCGTAGTTGGTAGCGCAGATCGAACATATTGACTGTGGCATTGGTTGAGGAGAGAGGGAAGATACGGGTTACACCAATGATTGAGTCGGCTGCTTGTTC